TTTATAGTGCCATCGGGCAACACCGCCACGTTTTCCAAATCGAATTGCAAGCCCTTAGTAAACTGCGGGTCAAGTTCGACATTGCCACGCGCAAGAAGTGAGTTGACAAGCATTCGGTTGTCTTCAAGTGATGGGTTAACGCTTGGCACCAACATTTGATTGTTGCTGAGGTTAAACTTCTGGCGAATAACAACATAATAGTTTAGGTTATCTTGCACTAATGCACTCGATGACTTGCCACTTGCATCGCCAGTTACTTGGTATAGTGCATTGCCATACTTGCTTTTAATCACATCGCATAGTTGATAGATGTCGCTATTGGCTAACTTAATCGTTTCCTTAACGCGTATAGTTGATGGCGGCATAACTTGAAGTACTGAGCAACATATTGGATTACGGTTAAAGTCAAAGCTAAGTATGATGGGCAGTTGTTTGTTAAGTTCAACGGGCTTCAAGTGTTTAGTCGAATCGTAAGCATACGCCCAACGGTTGCCATCCATGTCAAAGTTAGTCCAATCTCCACCAATAAACTGCCGCTTATAACGCTCATCCATACGTGACCAAACCTTACGTTGCTCTTCAGTTACGAAAGCATTGTCATCTGGTAAGGCAAGTTGATAGTAAAACTCTGGCCCTAATTCGCCTTTTAAGTAAGGAATATGTATCTCATCTTTTATCCACGTTTGCGTTGGGTTAAACGTTGCTAATATCAAAGGTGTTGGCATCTTATCAATATACCAACTACCAACGCGTGAGCTGCCGATATTCCATAACTTCTTGCTTAACTCCTCAATCTGCTCAAAGTATATACCGTTTGTTTCGAGTCCTAAGAAAGCATTCAACTCGGGGTCATGGCTTATGTTCTCAGCCATAAAAAATATCTTTGATTTGGTTTTAGTATTCTCTAAGAAGTAGTTTGACTTATCGCGACTCCACCTAAAGTGTGCTGAGCCATCGATAATCTTTTCAAATGTCGGTATGATTGTCTTTACTAACTTAGGAAAATCGGAACGGATTACATGCCACTTGCTATTTGGATACATTGAGGCCAAACGCAAACAGATCGTGGCACAAATAAAAGACTTGCCACCACGAATAGCGCCACCATAAAGCAAGTTGCGCTTCTCTGTTGCGCCTTGTGCCGCTGCCATCGCTTGAATATAGAAATCATACTGCTTTGGGTTGGCTTGTAAGTCAACGTTCATTAAATTTCAATCTTAGTGCCATCAGGCATCGTGACAGTTGATGGTGGTCGCGTGTCGGTGATGGTCGTTTCGGTTTTAGTTATTTGCTCCTCAATTCCGTTGTTTAATGTGTCAATGGCCTTAGCATTGCCCATCTTTGCGTTATTAAATAAACTATCGACATACTCTTCCAGGTTGTTAGCGCCCGTTAGTTTTTCGATAATCTTTTGAGTCAATAACCTTTCAGCGCGCCTTGCCTCCCATCCTTTGCTTTTGTTTTCAGGCGGTGGTTGATTGTCTTTGCTAAACTTAACACCCTCATCGCCTTTAAATAGTTTTTGAGGTCGTTTTTTGGTCGTTTTGTCATCGGCTTTCATAGCACAAAGATAAGAATTATTTTAATAAGTTTAGCAATTCCGTTTGCATCTGCTCAAACGATGTAGCTACAATGTAATTACCTCCATCGGCTTCAATTGCTGCTTTGCGTTTAAGTTGTGCTTCTCCCATTTTATCAGTTGGTGATTTGACTTCGATGGCAAAAAGTTTCCCTCTCAATATACATTGAATATCCTCCATGCCCTTGTTAAGCCCAGCAATGTAACCAATACCCTTTCGATATCGGCCCTCGCTACTTATGCGCCTTGCACTATTGCAACTATGGACTGCTTTAAGGTAAGCAATGATAAGGTCGGTAAACTTATTAGTATTGAAAGCATCTTTCGTTTCTTTCGGTTGCAGGATATTGTTCACTGGTAAGTCTAAATGGTTTGTTGTAAGCTCCGCCTTTCGCTTCTTAACCACTTTCTTTTTGTTGAGGTTAAATCGCTCAATCGGTAAGGTGTTCCAAAATGCTTGGGCCATGTTTGACCGTTTGTATTGATTGTGGTAATATAGTTCGAATTCGGGGATTGTGTAGATTTTCATATTGTAGCTGTTAAGTTTAACCACCATGCCTCTATTCCGTTTGCACTTGCATTTTTAACCCACTTATTTTCATTAATATTTCGCTCACAAATTAAAACCATGCTTACTTTTATTTTAGCTAAATTCTTATACTTATAAAGTAGCATTAAATTATACAAAAATATTTCATCATCAATATCATCAATAACAACCATTTTTGTATTTGGCTTAATTATTTCTGCCCAATATACCATTATTCTACTAACGTATTCCATAGGCTGCAGTTCCCAAATAACTTCATCGTTTTTAAATTGCAGTGCCATTTCTTTTGCTCTTAATGTTTTGCCGCTATTTTTAGGGCCAGTAATAATTGTTAATTTTGCTTCCATTTTATTGTTTTTAATTTGTTACACATTTATAAATCTGTTACACATCTGTAACATCACTGTTTATAGGCTTTTTAGTTACTTTGTTACACGTTACAGATATATTACATAATTAACATAGTAAACATACACACACACGCACACACACACACATATTAATTTATATAGAGTATATGAAAACGTGTTTTTATGTGTAACGTGTAACATTTAATCAATATCTATTTGATTATTAACACTATAACTTGTTACAGATCCTTTGATTTTTATTTCATAGCACCTAATAATTTTAGTTCCATCTCTAATTACTTCCTGAAAATAGCCACATTTTTTCAAAGCCTGCCCCATTCTTTTTGTATTTGTTTTGAAACTTGGGTGTAATTTTTGCAATTCAAGGATAACATCTGTGTTTGTCATTCTCGCAGTTGGGTCATTTTGGATATGCCTATTTATCAATTCAACTTCACTCATGACTTCAATGTTTTTTTCGTTGGCTTTGTTTAAGTATTCGATTTGCAACTTATCTAAAAACCATCCCTCTTTGTCGGCTTTCCATTCGTTGTACAACTCAATAAATAGTTTGTCCTTATCAATGGCCATGTAAGCTTCAAAATCAAAGCTAATCAAATTTATGGGTATAATTCGCCTATTACCAGTAGGGTCATTGATTACTTCAGCATCATTTGATGTACCACCTAAAACCGCCAAACGCAATAAGTCTTCAGATACTCGGCCATAAGGCATACGAATGGAGAATGTTTGTTGGCTGCTCATTCGTTTAAGTTTTGTAGCATCTTTTTTTGACTTACCTCCAAACTCATCATCAACTATTAACCACTTTTTAGTCATTAGTATTTCAGAATCTTTGCCCTCATCAAGGTTTGATTCAGCATAAAATTTACGTAGTTTTTTTGGCAAAAGGTTTCTAAAAAATTCAGTTTTTTTAATTCCTTGCTCACCAGCTATGACTAAAATCATAAGCGAGTAAGTTCCAAATGCTGAGCCTATTAAACCTAAAAGCCACTTTTTAAGATAAATATCAAGGTATTGGTCAAAGATATAAACTCCATCATTTTCATAAAGTAGTTGTTCAATCTTAAAACATGCTTTTAATTTATCAAATTCATTATTCGGTGTAAGATGTGCGTTTTCTTGAAACCATTGTCGAATAGGATTATATGAAGTGCTACTATCTTTATTTTGTATCAATGTAAACACTTTATCTTTACTAATTTTATCATCTATTTTCATCCATACCTTTGTATAAAAATTGGCTAATATTCGGTCGGTCATTTCCTCGCCATTAAATTCAAAGTTTCTTGTTATTTCGTTAAATTTAACATCATTCATTTTAATCAATTCAACAATCGAATCAATTTCTGTATTCTCATTTCTTGGCTGAACTTGCAAAAAAACTTCAGCATCAGTTATATTTAATTTTTCGAGTGCTTCTTTTGGATTATCATGTAATTTAACAATGCTTTTTATTTTTTCAGTGCGCTCGGAAGTGGTGCTTATTCCTGCTTGCTTAAAAATATAATAAACAGATGCAATGCTTACACCAGTTTCACTTCTTTGTAATGCAATGTTATAATCTCGTTCAGCTTGTTTATATAAATACTTTGGTGAGGATTGGCAAAGCGCATGAAAATAAGCGCGGCCGCTTTCTGAAAACTCTTTTGTTAATGCAAATGCAAGTCTAATATAGTCTTCATAATTATCAAACAAATTCATTGGCCCTGCCTTAACAACCATTTCATCAAAATCAGTTTTAAATGATTTTGCTTTTTTATTAATGTACATGTCAGGATCGTAAGAAACAAATCTTAATCTGCTTGTATCCTTACAACTTTTATCCAACACAATTGTAAACTGCACCATAAAATATTGTTCAAGCGAAAGAAAAGCATCTAAATGTCTGGCGCCATCAATGCGAATAAAGACTGCATAACCATTACCACTTAAAGAACGATGCACAGCGTAAACGTATTCATTTCTTTTTATTCGCTCAATGTCAACATCAGCTATTTGGTCTTTTGCATCAATATCCAAGCAAATAAAACCACTATGTTCAAGTAATTTACTTGCTGCACGTTCTTTAAAACTACCTGATGCAGTTACGCAAGTAGTTAACTCTTTTTGCGTTCGCCCTGCTCGATAGTTTAAAACTTCATCTTGCCAGCGACCATTTTTAATTCCATCAAAATATTCATCTACTTCAATGCTTGCATCTGATTGGTTACTTTTTGCACTCTTAAAAACTGATATCATATAAAATAAATAAAGCCTTTGGTTTTCGGGGTTGCGGCTCCCTACTCACCTAAAGGCTTGTTAATAATATTTTTTTAGTGGCCGCAACTCCACAATGCAAATATATAAATTAATTACTTAATCTGCAAATTACGATGTGTTGCTATACTGCATCCAGCAACTTCAAAACCATCCTTTAACGCTGCTTTAATAGCTGCCTTGTCGGCTTGTTCGGTTACCTTAACCACCTTGTAAAGTGATGGTAAAGCATTCACATCTTCCACCTCAACTGTTTCCGATTTTCTAAAGTTAATCTTTACCAAAGGTGTTTTAATTTCATCAATGCTAAATAAATCCATTGCATGTTTAATGCAATCCTTTAGATAGTCCGATGCTTTCTCGCGTTGTTTCTTAGCTGCCTGCAATCGTTTTATTTCAGCCTCAATAATTTCAACATCTGCATCCATTTGCTTAATAACAAATGAATAGGCAACAGATTTGTTTTGCAGTTGTTCTTCGGTGATTGCTAAAGCTTCAGACAATTCGGGGGTTATTTCACCCCCGTTGTCGATTAATTCCTCTGCTAATTGGTTATAGCTTTGTTCGATTTGATAAATTGTTAGTTTCATTATGCTTCAGTTTTAGGTGTTAATGAAATAGTTGTTAATTTAGCTTTCATATCATCTTTGGCAGCCAACACTCTTAAGTCAAGTTTAATGTCTTTAGGAACTGCTTTCCAAATAGCTTGTAATTCATTTAAACTAACGCACACTTGAATGTCATTAATGATTTCATCAATAGTTGTGTCAACTTCGATGTGTGTAGCTTCTTCAGTTGTTACCACTTGCATCTCTTCTGGCACATACACTGGACCGCTAAATATATCTGGGCAATACCATTTCACTCCATTACTGATTGCTCTGGCAAATAGCATATTTTTAGGAAACTTATCAATGTTTTTTGTAAGTGCTTTTTTAGCATCTTCAATAGTAAATGTGCTATTACCTATTTTTGTGTTACCTTGATAGAAATCAATGCTGCAAACCTTTTCAGATGCCTCAACTACTCTGTAATCATATTTACCGCTACCTTTTAATCTTGATGCAATAAGACCAGCACCGATTGTTGGCTTTCCTTGAATTATATGGATGCCAGTCATAGCAGCAAAAGGAGGTATTCCGATTTCTTGCCCTGCTTGGATTTTGACTATTGCTTGCGCTGCACTCTTTGTGTCTGCAAACATTCCACTCTCTGCGAATGCTTTGGCCAAGTTCATTAATTCTGATATTGGCAATTGTTGTACTATTGAAACTTGTGTGTTCATTGTTATTATGTATTAAGGGTTAAAATAAGTTATCGTCTGAAATCGGTTTTGAATAGCTTGCTTGCGGGTCTTCAGTCTGTGTGAACGGATTCGCATCCACTTTCCAGCACACTATCGTGTTAAACACCTTAACCTCACCTTGTGGCGATGTCCACTCTCTACCTCTGATGTTAATGTGAGCTTCAATGTCCTGACCAACTGATAAAGAATCTGCAAGTGCGCAGGATTT